ATATTAATGAAAGCGCCTTTTGACTTTGTTATAGAGCCAAAAGGTAATAGATATAACAACACTAAAAAAGTTGGTGATAAAGATCTTATATTAAACACAGAGATATTTAACCATCAATTTGTTAATAGAGAAGCTGTTGTTAAGTCTGTTCCTATAGCTTTTGAAACTAAAATAAAACCTGGAGATACCATTATAACACATCACAACGTTTTTAGACGTTGGCATAATGTAAAAGGTAAGGAAAAAAATAGTAGAAGTTATTTTAACGAAAATACCTATCTTGTAAAGCCAGATCAAGTGTTTTTATATAAAAGAAACAACAAGTGGCTGGCTGTGGATGGTTATTGCTTTGTGCAACCAATAAAACAAAGAAACAAACTAAATTCAGAATTAGAAGAAAGTTGTATAGGCGTAGTCAAATATACAGACGGTGTGTATAGCAAAAACGAACTTGTAGGTTTTACGCCTTTTTCAACTTACGAATTTATAATAGATGGGCAAAGACTATATAGAGTTTTAAATAAATTTATTACAATTAAATATGAATACCAAGGAAACGAAGAAAAATATAATCCAAGCTGGGCAAAAAGCAGTTGAAGAATTAATTAAAGTAGCTAAAGAACCAATAGTAGATTCAGACGATGATATATCTGCCGATAGACTTAAAAACGCAGCCGCTACTAAAAAACTAGCTATATTTGACGCGTTTGAAATACTTAACAGAATCCAAGAAGAAGAAAATTTACTTGAGGGTAAAACACCTGAAGAGAAAGAACAAAAAGTTTTTAAAGGATTTGCAGAAGGAAGATCTAAGTGATGTACGAGCAAAGTTTAGTAAAGGTCATAGAACCTATAAAAAAAACAACAATAACGCGGTTAAACCGCACTAAAAAATGGAAATATGGATACAATAAAGAACATGATATCGTGGTTATCTCTAAAACTGGTAAAATTGGGGACATACTTGAGATCCAAGGTTTGCGCATTGCTTTGCCAATGTTGCCAGTGCACGTGCACAAAAACGAAGTAAACAAGTGGCAAAGAATAGAATATCCAAAAGAGTTAAGTAAACTTAAAAACATATTTGATTGGAGGTCATATCCTGAAGAACAAAAAGAACAGTGGTATGATTATATAGATAAAGAGTTTAAACGTAGAGAAGAAGGGTTTTGGTTTATGAATAACAAAACACCAACCTACATAACAGGTACGCATTACATGTATCTACAATGGAGTAAAATAGACGTAGGTGCTCCAGATTATAGAGAAGCTAACAGGTTGTTTTATATATTTTGGGAAGCTTGTAAAGCAGATAAAAGATGTTATGGTATGTGTTATTTGAAAAACAGAAGGTCAGGCTTTTCTTTTATGTCATCTGCAGAGACAGTTAATTTAGCTACAATATCAAGTGATAGTAGATATGGTATACTATCTAAATCAGGTGCTGATGCTAAAAAAATGTTTACAGATAAAGTAGTACCCATTAGTATTAATTATCCTTTCTTTTTTAAACCCATACAAGACGGTATGGATCGCCCAAAATCAGAATTAGCTTATAGAGTACCAGCTAGTAAGTTTACAAGAAAAAAAATAACAGCTAACGAAAAGCTTGAAGATATAAAAGGTTTAGATACAACTATAGACTGGAAGAACACAGGTGATAATAGTTATGATGGTGAAAAGTTAGCGCTATTAGTACACGATGAAAGTGGTAAATGGGAAAGACCTGATAATATATTAAATAACTGGAGGGTTACAAAAACATGTTTAAGGTTAGGTGCTAGAATAGTTGGTAAGTGCATGATGGGCTCAACTTCAAACGCTTTAGACAAAGGAGGGGATAACTTTAAAAAACTATACAATGATTCAGATGTTACAAAAAGAAACCGTAATGGACAGACAAAGTCTGGTTTATATTCTCTTTTTGTCCCAATGGAATGGAACTATGAAGGATTTCTTGATGAATACGGACAACCAGTCTATCATATGCCTGATCATGATGTCTTCGGGCCAGATGGCGAGTTAATAGATTATGGTATAATTGATCACTGGAATAACGAAGCTGAAGGTTTAAAAAACGATCAAGACGCATTAAACGAATTTTACAGACAGTTTCCACGTACGGAAGAACACGCGTTTAGAGATGAAGCAAAAAACAGCATATTTAATTTAGTTAAAATATATGAGCAAATAGATTACAACGAAGGTATTAGTGCTCAAGGTAACATAAACACTGGTAACTTTCAGTGGGTAAACGGAATAAAAGACACACAAGTTATATTTTACCCAGATCCAAAAGGCAGGTTTAAAGTAAGCTGGACACCACCTAGTCACTTGCAAAATAAAATAATAAGTAAAAACGGTATAAAATACCCTGGTAACGAGCACATGGGAGCTTTTGGTTGTGATAGTTATGATATATCAGGAACAGTGGATGGTAAAGGCTCTAACGGTGCTTTACACGGTTTAACTAAGTTTAGCATGGAAGATGCGCCGCCTAATCATTTTTTCTTAGAATACATATCAAGACCTCAGACTGCGGAGATATTTTTTGAAGACGTTTTGATGTCATTAGTATTTTACGGGATGCCAATACTTGCTGAGAACAATAAACCAAGGTTGTTATATCATTTAAGACGTAGAGGCTATAGAGGTTATAGTATGAATAGACCAGACAAACTATGGAACAAGTTGTCGGTATCAGAAAAAGAAATAGGTGGTATACCTAACTCGAGCGAAGATATAAAACAAGCTCACGCTGCAGCAATTGAAATGTATATACAGCAACACGTTGGTCATTTAGAAGATGGCGTTTATGGTGATATATATTTTAATAGAACTTTAAACGATTGGGCTAGATTTGATATAACAAAAAGAACAAAATTTGACGCATCTATTAGTTCTGGGCTTGCTGTTATGGCTTGTAACAGGAACTTATATAGACCTAACGCAAAGATTGAAAAAGATAAATTAAACATAAGTATTGCCAAATACACTAATACTGGTAGTACATCTAAAATAATAAAATAACAGATGGCAGAGTATATTAACAATTATTTCCCAAGTCAAGTTGTAAGCGACGCTGAAAAACTTAGTTATGACTATGGATTAAAAGTTGCTAAGGCTATAGAACATGAGTGGTTTAATAAAGACCAGGGTTTAAACAGGTACCACAAACATTACAACGATTTTCATAGATTAAGATTATATGCTGAAGGTAATCAATCAATACAAAAATATAAAGATGAACTATCAATTAATGGTGACTTATCATACCTTAATTTAGACTGGACACCGGTACCAATTATACCTAAATTTGTAGATATAGTTGTTAATGGTATGTCAGAAAGAACTTATGAAGTAAAAGCTTATTCTCAAGATCCTTATGGTATAGAAAAAAGAACTCAATATATGCAGTCTATATTAGATGACATGCGTAATAAAGAGATGAATGATTTTGTGCAAGAAAAGTTTGATATAAACTTGTATCAAAACAACCCTGAAGAAGTTCCAGAAACACAAGAAGAATTAGAGTTACATATGCAGCTAACTTATAAACAAGCTGTAGAAATAGCTGAAGAACAAGCTATAAATGTTTTAATGAATGGTAATCAATATGATTTAATTAAAAAAAGATTTTATAGAGATTTAACCGTTTTAGGTATTGGAGCTGTAAAAACTAATTTTAATACATCTGAAGGAGCTACAATAGATTATGTTGATCCAGCTGATTTAGTTTATTCTTATACTGAATCTCCTTACTTTGATGATATATATTATGTTGGCGAAATAAAAACAATACCTATAAACGAATTAGCAAAACAATTTCCGCATTTAGAAGAGTCAGATTTAAAAGAAATAATAAGCTCTAGATCTTTATATACTAACAACTCTTATAAAAATGCTAATAGTTATGATGAGTTTGATAATAACAAAGTTCAAGTTTTATATTTTAATTATAAAACTTATATGAACGAAGTATATAAAATAAAAGAAACAAATAGTGGTGCTGAAAAAGCTATAGAAAAAGATGACTCATTTAATCCACCGAAAAATATGGAAGGTGATTTTTCTAGATTAGATAGAGTTATAGAGGTTTTATATGAAGGTGCAATGGTTGTTGGTACAAACAAGCTTTTACGCTGGGGTATGGCTAAAAACATGATGAGACCAAAAAGTGATTATACTAAAGTAAAAATGAATTATAGTATTGTTGCTCCTCGTATGTACAAAGGCAATATAGATTCTTTAGTAAAACGTATTACAGGGTTTGCTGATATGATTCAGCTTACACATTTAAAGTTACAGCAAGTGATGTCGCGTATGATACCTGATGGTGTTTATTTAGATGCAGACGGACTTGCTGAAATAGATTTAGGTAATGGTACTAACTATAGTCCACAAGAAGCTTTAAATATGTTTTTTCAAACTGGATCTGTTATTGGTAGGTCTTTTACTAGTGACGGTGATATGAATCCTGGAAAAGTACCTATTCAAGAAATAACTTCAGGATCTGGTGGTAACAAAATGCAAGCTCTTATAGGTAACTATAATTATTATTTACAAATGATACGTGATGTAACTGGATTAAACGAGGCTAGAGATGGTAGTACGCCTGATGATAGAGCTTTAGTTGGTATACAAAAAATAGCAGCAGCTAATAGTAATACCGCTACAAGACATATATTAGATTCTGGTTTGTTTTTAACAGCAGAAGTATCAGAGCAGTTATCACTTAGAATATCTGATATTATAGAATACTCACCAACTAAAGAGGCTTTTATACAAGCTATAGGTGTTCACAATGTAGCTACGTTAGAAGAAATGTCTGAGCTACACTTGTATGACTTTGGTATATTTATAGAGCTTATGCCAGATGACGAAGAAAAAGCAATGTTAGAAAACAATATACAAATGGCTTTACAACAACAGACTATAGACTTAGAAGACGCTATAGATGTTAGAGAAATAAGTAATGTTAAACTAGCAAATCAAGTTTTAAAAATACGTAGAAAAAAGAAACTTGAAGAACAACAATTAATGAAAGAGCAAAATATGCAAGCGCAAGCACAAGCTAACGCAATGCAGCAACAAGCTGCAGCTCAAATGGAAGTGCAAAAACAACAAGCTCTTACGCAGTCAGAAGCTCAATTAACACAATTAAAAGCACAGCTTGAAGCTCAAAAAATGCAATTTGAAATACAAGCAAAACAACAGCTAATGGCTTTAGAGTTTCAGTTTAGTATGCAGTTAAAAGGTTTAGAAGTAGAAAATGCTAAACAAAAAGAAACAATGAAAGAAGATCGTAAAGACGAAAGAACTAGAATACAAGCAAGTCAACAATCTGAGCTAATAGAACAAAGAAAAGGCAATCAACCAGCTAAAAAGTTTGAGTCATCAGGTAATGATATATTAGGATCGATTGGTGACATGTCTCAGTTTGGACCTAGATAAAAATTATTAACTATTATTATATTATATTATGGCAAAAAAGAAAAAAGAAACAGATAATGTTACTAAGGTAGATCTTAGTAAAAATAAAGAACAAAACGATGATAATATCATCAAAGTAGATTTAACTAAAAAAACAGAAACAGATGCCGTTCCAGAGCAAAGCACAGATGAGGTTCCTGTACGCGACGAATCCAAAGTTAGCGAAAAGGTACTCGAAGAAAACATCGAAGCAACAAATGAAGAACCTGCCGGAGAAAGCACCAACGAAGTTCAAGATGAAGAAACACCCGTTGTTGAGGAAATAACTGAAGAGATAAAAGAAAAAACTCAAGAGTTAACAGAACAAGTTGAAGAAGCTGTTGATGAAGCTAAAAAAACGGGCGAGCCTTTACCTGAAAATATAGAAAAGCTTGTTAGCTTTATGAATGAAACTGGTGGAGATATAAATGATTATGTTAAGTTAAATCAAGATTATTCACAATTAGATAATTTATCTTTATTAAAAGAATATTATAAGCAAACTAAACCACATTTAAATTCTGAAGAAATAGAGTTTATGATGGAAGATAATTTTTCTTTTGATCAAGAT